TCTTCTTCTCTGTCGAACAACATGGTGTTTTCAAACTTGTTGCAAACTTCTTGTGCAGTTTCCCAAGTTAATGTCTTGGGCGGAAGTACAAGTGTAATCAACTGGTCCATCCATTGCAAGTATACTGAGATAGCAGTGATTGCATTGAACGGATCTGCTGGTGAACTATAACCTCTTACAGGATCAAAGTCTGTTTCGATATCAAAGAATGCAGTTTGTAACTTTGGAGCAATATCATCTTTGTAGTTTTCTTCAAAACATCTAAAAACTGGATTGATATCGCTTTCAAAGATCAGCTTGCCGGATTGCATACGAAGTTCTTTGCGGAACTCCTTGTTGTTGCGTGTAGAAAACCTGCTTACTGGATTTCCATATATGCTTTTGTACTTGCCTCTTGGGTCAGCATAGTAAAAACAGTAGGTAGCAGGATACTCACGATATTCTCGTTTGCCATCTACACGTTCTACAACATGAATGCGATCTTTTTCCCTATCAAATAGTGCATCAACATAACTCAATTAAAGTGTCCGTCCTGCAGTTGTTAATATTTCTTCAAGTAGTTCTTGATCTTCTTTTTCAGCAGTGTAACTTGCTTTGTGTGCAATACGTATTGCTTTTTTAAGCACACTTGGTTTGATATTGCATTCTTCTGCAATTGCTTTCACAGTGTCACTGAGTCCTTCGTTAAGTGCTTCTACTTCACTCATCACAGTCATGCCTTCGTTGATGATCTGTGTTAGTTTTGCTTTTTGGTCTGGGTCAAATTGGGTTGTCATGTAAATACTCCTTTGTATAACATATTATACAATAGTAAGTCTTACTTGTCAACTACAATAATCTTCTAATGTTCCTGAACGGCGTAAATCTAGTGTAGCACAATGCAATCCACCGGCTAGTGTCATTCCATGTCTGAATTGTATTGGAACACAATCAATCTTGTATTTTTCTAATACTCTCATCAATGGTTCTTGTTTGCTATCACAAATAATAGTACTTGGATTAACACTTAAAATATTCATTCCAATATAAGGACTACACGGTGATATATAATCTGGTACTTTTGTGCCTTGTGCTATACAATCTTCAAAGTAAATTTTTTCCCATTTTTCAAAAACTGATGGACAGTTATCTGGAGTAACTCGTGTACTGTTTAACAATACTAATCCAGGACGCAAAGGAATAATAGTAGAATCAAAATGAGCATAACTATACACTTCGCTATAATGTAACCTATAACCCATTGGTTCAAGAAGTCTTTTTAACCATGTATATCCTTTGAAGTTGCCTGAATTTGAAATTTGATATAGTAAATCTTTTCCTATTTTAACAATGTTAGGAGCATCAAATAAAATTTCTAAATCCTTTAATGTTGGCTTACCGTCGATATCTTCAAATTGATAGTTATCGTCGAGTAGTCTTGGCTTTGGTGCAGAAAACCATAGTGCACCATCATCAAATGCTTCATAAAAAATATCTTCATATAACCTAGTTTCAAAGTATCTAGCTCTAGTTGGACTAGGTGTTTCGATTAACATATTACCAAGTGGTAGTACAACGTCTCGAGGACACCAACTGTACCATCCTTGACTTTTCCAGTCCGGTGTACTAAATTCTTTACTATGATCTATCTTTTTTGGTCTGTGTACAATCACACCCATATTTTTAAGAGTATTAGCTAATCCATCTGCATCTTCATTGGCTTCGTTGATAACCCAGTCTGGATAAGGTCCTTCCATGTGCTCAATTTCTTTAATAGTATAAGGTGCATAGCTGAAACTTCGAGTACTAATATCCATACTCACTCTACTGTGGTGTGCGTGTCCTACAATAACTTCTTCCAATGGATCCCAGTGATTATGTGTATTAATCTTCATTTTGTAATTCCTCTATTAATAGTTCTATCGTTTCGTTTCGTACTGTCTGACAAGCACGATGCAATCCTCCAGACAAAATATGATTTTGATTGTGCAAGCAAGATTCTTTAGTCTGTGCATCTATTTGTTTAGCACTAAAATTCTCATTGAGGTCATCAATAAGATCAATTATTTTTTTAAATCTAGTTATATTACCTGGGTCGTTTTCCCAAGTTAAATCAAATCCGTAATCAAATTGCATACCAAATTCTTCAAGCGTTTTGTACGTATCAAATTGATTACAGTTTATAAAAGGAGTTGCACTTATCAAACATTTAATAGTTTTTTCGCATACCTCTGGACCAGGATGTGTAAAATACGTACCGTTGGGGTTTTGCATTAGGCTATAATGGAATCCTCCGTTGTTAAAATGTAATGCAGTATTGATATATGCGGGTTGCCAAGGATTGCTGTTAATGCGTTGATGATTTAACTCATTTTCGTATTCGTCTGTTAGTTTAATACCTTCCCACTTATCTCTAAATATATTAGTTAAGTTGTCGAGTGTTGAATTGCCTGTTGGTATCCAATTGTGAACATTTTTTTCTTCAATCCAATCATTTAAAACAATTAAACTTTGTTCTTTTGCTGTTTCTAATAATTTTGTTGTGATCCATACTTTGCTTTGACTTGCTCTATTGCAAATAGCACTATACTTGTATTTAATTTTACGAGGTTCAATGCCAGGAAACCATCTGAGTGTTTTAGCACAATCATAGTCCCAGGCGTAGTAGCGGAAAAAAGTAATACCCGGCAAGGTTATATCGTAGTTTTTTCTTGGCATCAACACATAAAATCTACCATCAGTACGTTTTTGTTGTTCTTCTAACCACACCAGATCTACTGGTTCGTTGTGATAGATTATAATATAATAATCAAAATTTTCTGGTAATTCAAGATCTGCGTTTGAGCGCCATAATGCAAGATATATTTTTTTATTTGGAAGTTGATCAATCCACGGATATATATCATTAAAATATCCAAGTTCTTGTGGGGTACCAGTCCAATCAAGAGGATTATAGGATTCTTGGAGGTCATTTTTGCTAACGTTTTTCATGTAGATACTTATCGGCATGAAACGTTGGCACTTAAAAAACCAGGGTAGCGATGACATGGTTTTAAGGCAGTACCCGCCTAGCCTAAGGATTATTACGGTCCTACGGCTTATTCAAAACTAAGTAGACCTTTTTTTGGTACATAGAAACTTTTATATTCTAGAACTTTATCTAAATCTTCTTGTGTACGCATAATCATTAATTCATTTGCAAAGTGTATTTCTACATCAGATGCTAACGCCTGTTCTAATAGTATATCAGGTATACTGTACATACTTAATACAACAATACCGTCTATACTTCCTGTTTTAAGTAAATGCGAGAAAATTGGTAAGTGATAGAGGTATTCATTTTCAAATTGCCATCCGTTGTGCTTTATATTATGCATGTTTAGATAATGCTCGATAGTACAACGTTGACTGTGCTTACCAATATTTTTATCAAATTCACTGTTGTTACTCATGTAACAGATATAATCTTTGCTAGTATCAACTCTGATATCACTAGAATGATCTCCAGGTAATCTAAAAAATCCTCCAGGAAGTCGTCGATGACACTCTTCACCTTTGATTAAAACATGCCAGTCGATAGCAAATCTTGTAATTTCTGTAATGTTATTAATATTTCCGTGTATATGCTCTTGTGCAAATAAATGAGCTTGTCCAGGACTTAAGGTAACAGGATATGATAGTTTGTTGCATTCTTCTTCAAAATGCTCAACACTCCAACGTTCTCTAACTACTTGTTGTGTAAGTTTTTGGCTTGGAGCTAGATCCATAATCCACATACTATTGCTTTCATATGTTTCAGTTAATGGCATCCATATAGTTGCTTGTCCTCTTCCATTGTCATAAAATATACCTTGATGAAACGGTAGTCGTCTACCAGTCAGTCCTTGATGTGGTATTACACAGTTTAATGTTGGTTGTCTTTTGATCAAATAACGTTGATTGTCTATTAATGGCTTTATATATTCTTCAGCAAAGTCATCTAACATCTGACTAAGTTCTTTGCCTAAGAATGCATTCTGCACAGTTCCTGTTATTCTTGAAATTTCATTTGGAGTAAGAATATCGTGTATATATTCTAGACTGTTAACTTTTGGATATTCATCTTGTATAATTTCCAATACTTTAGCAGGCCAATTATAATGACTAATATTATAATCTAGGCTATTGTTGTTAAAATTTTTTAATATTGATTTGTTCATTTTTAATATACTCTTCTAATGCTATTGTTTTCTAGATTGCGTGTTAGCGACAGTGTTTTCATTGATTGGTCTTCTTGATATTCTGGATGTATGCGTACAACACTAGGTGCTATATGATGTATGTCAACATGCTTGCTAGTGTGTAGTGCATGATCAGCTGGACGATATCCGTATTTTTTAGTTTGATCAAGCAACTGATATGCTGCCTGCGGTTTTAGTATATAACCGTAACCTCCGATTGAGTATAACCCTCTAGTGTGTACATGCTTTCCATGGTCAGTTCTAGTGTGCAAACTCCATACAGTTTGTTTGGTTGACTGGTTCCTAAGTTCTTCGCTATACGTTCCTCTGTAAGGATCCAAACTATCAAGTTTAAGTATATTTGGAAAAAGATCTAATACATTATCAGGCAACGGTCGTAGCATATAAGCATCATGCTCAAAAATCATGTAAGGTTCGTTGGCCTTGCAACACTCTTCCCATAAGAAGTA